AAAAACAAAAATGCGGGGCATGGCCCGATAAACCCATGCAATCAAATTCCAAACGAAATCCCTGCGGGGAAACAACAAGAACAAGAAGAAGAACTAATCCCATTATACCCCGATATACGAGGTGGAGTTGAAGAGTTCAAGGCAGAAGTAGACGATTATGTCATAATCAAGAAACCAAAAATGGCATCTAGTGTCGTGCTTCCCCCTATGAATGAATCAAATTTAAATTGTATTTACAGTTCTTTTACAAGCAAACAAGGTAACTTTATCGGTATAAGTACCAAATTACCATCCGTTTCTTGCTATTATTGGGCGTTACTACTAAAACTAGCTATTGACGAAGCATTGTACACTGCAAATGCAGAATTATTACAAACGTTGTTAGTTACTGAATTGACTCCTTTAGCTCAATATAATAATCTCACCAAGGGAGATATGTTTGTGGATTTGATGGCTCAAATAACAAAATCGAAAAACAGGAAAAATCTCGAAATGGTGCTTAATGAAGCAGCAAATAATCACCTAGCTACAGAAGCAGCTATCCAAAGATTGAGCGCTGAATGTGGTGTGGTTTACATTAATGACCCCCAAGGGTACCAGTACTTTAATGATAGATCACCTCCAACCATAATAAAACGATTAATTAATGGTAGCTTCCACGCAATCATGACTCGAAATTACATAAATGACTTCTCTTTCTTTGGACACAGATATAATAAGGAGATAAGAATCTTATCAGGTGAGCTTATAAAACCCATAGGATCACTGGATGATTCCGTTAACGATCTAGGACTAGGCACAATTCTAATAAACGATATGGTACAACATCCTTCCTATGAGCAAGGTGCAATATTAAAACAAATTAGGGGTAAATACAATGGCGAGGCAGTCGTCATTGGATTTGAAGCTTTAAGAGCAGGAAATGAGGGTGATGAACATACACTCATCTTCAATGATAATTTTACAAAATTACTCCAAATAGAAACTTCTGAATCTACTGCAACTTGGGTTCAAGGAGAAGTAACAAAACTCAAACTAGATCACCAATATATTGAAGAAAAACAATTTGCCATGAAAGATGCCTCGGTAGACTTAGGGAAAATGCTCAAGAATCTCAAATCAGCAGCTTCAGAATCAGTAGCTTCACAAATAAATGGAGATGAGTATGTTTTTTTAAGTCAAGCCGACCATCCGTTGATACCCAATTTTACTCCCAAAGTATGGCATTTAATTGATCTCTCGCCTCCGGCATCTGGAGAGAAACCTCAGACGGATTTCAAAGGCTTATGGAAAAAACGATATGACACAAAGATGGCTCTAGAAAAGTTAACGAAATTAAAACTAAAGGATTATTCGGAACAAGAATATCTAAATTTATGGGAATCTGTTGTGGAGAAACAGATTGAGATGTTGAAAGACGCAGTAACGCAAATCTTAAGTGCGACAGATATGAAAAAGGAATCCCATGACTTACTAACAGCAGTATACAAAGAACAAACAATAGCGTTGTCAACTCAAATAAGAATGATCGCATCAAAGAGATTGGGAACCCGTGGGGCTTCCCTTCACCACCGAAATTATGGAATTAATTACTGCCCCGTTAAAAAATATACTATTAGTAGTTATAACCTAAGCTTCAAGTATGGACCTTCAGGATTATCTATTTTGAAAAATATTCCTGGATTCCGTAAAGCCTGCGATTCCATAAAAGACAACGCTGGTTATTTTTTTAACATTGAGTATTGCCACCCTTTCCTAAGGTCAGTTTCGGATCTCTTTTGCTACGAAGCTTGGACTGAGGTGTTAAATAATCCTAAGCGCCAGAATGGTATGATTTTAGATATTGGTTCTAAATACCATAAATTAATACCCAGGATGGACGATCTACTACCTGACGGTAATAATAGACTTTTTATTTGCGCTAGACCTAACATATCAATTATGGACGTTGACTACAACCGTACTCACGCTCCTTTAATAGAAAATATGAAACCAGTTAATACTAAATTACGATTTAATAACTCTATAGTCAATGAATATACAGGCAAACATCCCAATAATAGATATGCGATTGTCTCAGACATAGCTGGCTACGTTAGTGACAAAACTCGCTTCGGCGGTGAGATCATAGCTGTTGACTGCTTTTACTATAAAGATGTTCAAAATTTTATAAAGTCAAGCTTAAAAATCAATGTAGGCCAGAGAGCCCATGTTGTCGCATTTACTGTTCCCTCACAAGAAGGTACTTATTATGCATATGATGGCGAGGGTGTTGCAACAGTAAGGAAGAAAATTGACACAATAACTGGTAACTACTTTTATCAAATGGAATTTAAAGCCAGAGGTAATGAAACAGGCACATATATAAATGAAGTTTTATCTTGGGACGTGCAATCTCCAAAAGATATGCACGAGCCCTATGGTGGAGGCACTATTTTATACAAATTGAAAAACAGCTTGCCGCTTGGCCCACATATGACTATGTTTTACTATGAACTATCCTACGTGGACATTGAGACAACTAAATTACCTATAATACAACACAGTTTGACAACCAATACATTAAATTATGATAACACCGTGGCAGGATTTGCTCATTCTTGCATCATGTCACGTCTAACTAAATCAAGCAATATATACGATATGGATAGAGACGCCGCAATTGGATTGATTGTTAGCTATATTCAAGCTATGAAATCTGCTAACAACATAACCGGAATAGAAGCTATTAAAACCATTTCAACAGCCAATATAGTATACGATTCAATGAAAGAGGCAATAAAGAAAGATAAAGAATTAGAAGATAATATAACATTTGTTAATGAAGGGTTTAAAGATAACAAAGATAATAATAAGCGCCATAAAGTACGTTTCATTAAAGATGGCTCAGTCGCAATTAAAGATTTCCGAAAACTCAACCTTATAGATTCATTTACTATATCAATGAAAGAGACGTACAATGAACTAGTCCAGACATTCCGCCGAACGGTTGAAGAAGTGGGCATATCTGATGCTCATACTTACCGAGAAGTAGTTAATAATGATGGCTTTAATTTCCACACAAATGGTGTAATTAACGTACCCAGGGGGCCCATGGACCCGATACCCGAAGAAAATTTATTAATTCTAAATGAACAACAACAGAGCTATATGCCAGAAAACCATACTTTAGAGACAGCAGGGCTAGAAACAATCGGGTTCTCTGTCTCTAAAATTGTCGAAGACGAGGCGGAGAAAAGAGTCTTCTTAGGCTCCACTGATTTTAAAGAGGAAAACGGGTTTTTGGTAAAGCAATCAATAAAAATAGATAAAAAAGAAGACATAAAAATGCAATTAGAAAATGGACTAGAAATACTAAAAGGCGCAATTCGTTTAGCCAAACGTATGGACAATAATACAATCTTAATTGAGCGCAAAGATAATATTCGCAAAAAATTAGTGGAGACAGGACTAACTTATGCTTCAGCTAAAAAACAACAACCCTACGTATTTCCCGTAAATACCGAGAATACCGCATATGCCGTATTTTGTCGACAATTTGGTCATCGACATAGCCAAGATAAAACTACTGCTGCTGAGTTTTGTACATTTGCCAAAGCTGAGATCGATCGTAGATTGCAACTAACTGGTTGGCAACCTAAGACAATGACTTTTCAACAATATCTAGAGACAGTACCAAGTTGCAAGCGAGCCAGTTATCAACAAGGATATGATCAATTCTTTGACAGACATAAAATCGATACCATGATGACCTTTTTTCAGAAGGCAAATGAAGTACATTACTCTAAGAAATCTGCCAAACCACGCTCGATAGCTAATCCATCTGTTTCAGCAAAAGCTATTGGGGCTTGGATCAACCGTTGCTATTTAGATAGTATAAAAGAATTATTTCCAGAAATCGCTGTAGGGTTTAATACAGCAGAGCTCACTGATAAAATACAAAAAGACCTTGAGGCGATTTTTAACCATAGTATAATTACTTGGGACGGATCACAACATGATTCGCATCAATACAAACAGTTTTTAGAGTCCGTCGACGGTCATTTGTTCTATAGAACTTTGAAGGAATTACTAGTAAGATTAGATATACCTGCTATCTATCATCCAGCAATACAGCAATCTATAGTGCTAACATTGGCAAAATTTAGAATAAAACATGAGATGGGAAGTGGAAAAACAAAAATAATTAGAAACCTATGGACGGGTAACATGGACAGCACTGTTTACTCAGGACACGCTACTAGGACTACGTTAGGTAATTCACTTAGAGTTATCATGTATGCTTTATTCGTTCTGCATAAAAGTGGCGTTCCGAGGGATGACTTCAGACTGCTCGTTTCAGGCGATGATGTTGTCCTCATCATCTCGGGAAAACATAAAACAAACTTCAAGAAGAGCTTTTTTGAATGCTACATTGACGGTGACCAACCTAACTTCGATATCAAAACTGCAGTAACTCATGGTTTGGGTCAGGTTTCTAAAGATTATCAAGACACAAAACAACATGGAGACTTCCTTTCAAAAAACATCTATATTAATAATAAAAGTGTCATCTTTAACAGAAAAATAACCAGATCAATTCAATCAGGTTTCTACTGTGAAAAAATTTCAAAATTATATACTTGTGAAAATCATAACCAAAATATCACTGAACAATTAGCCTCGTGGGCCTCAACTTACTTAGGAGTCTCGGGTTATCTCAATTACCGGTATCAAACTTTGAAAATGGCACCAATGAGTAAAAAACAGATGGCTATACTGGAAGCCACTTCTGCTTTTAAATATTATGAAGACAGGTATAAGAAACAAATGCACGAAACTAAATATGTCTATGATGAACAAATGCAAGACTATATCAACATAGCTACAAATGGTGTGGCTAGACTCATTGAGGAAGACCCCGCACATATCCCAGATATACTGTACCTGCTAGCAGGTCAGTAAGGGTTGGAGACCCCTTAGTCTCCAGGCATATAAAATATATATGTCAACCGTCGTCCTCAAAGAGAAAAAAAATAAAAACAACAAAAAAGATAATGAAGCTAAAGCTAAAAAATTAGCTAAGAAAACCCAGAAAAAGAATAACCGCATGAAAAATCGCGCTATCTTAGTCTCAGCCAAACCTAGGACTTGGGGTGGTGAGACCCAAAGAGAAATCCAACAGTCCATTAGGGAAGCTAAAGCTTATGATGCAGTAGACGGATCGTATGTTAAATGCGTTTTTGATCCACTAAGTCACAAAGCTGCAAGAATCCCTAGTATTTTTCCAACACCTACCGCTCTATTCAAATTTACGGAAATTCTAGATGTCATTGTTCAACCGACATCAGCTGTAGCAAGATCTCATGTAGTTATTATGCCTTGGAATTTATCAGAAGGTGGCACAGCCGCATCAAATACACCAGCTTTTATTAATTTTGGAACGAACCTCAATGCAGTACCTGCATCTGAATATACTTTAAGAGTACCCCACAAAATGCAAGGCTTCATGGGCGACTTAATGCAGACTGCTTCTCGATACTCATCCTATCGGGCGGTGGCCTGTCAAGCAGTCCTTGAATGCACGGCACCTATCCTCAATATACAAGGTACTATTACAGGAGGTTTCTTTCCAGGATTAGGATACACAGCCTTCTCTGGTAATACACCAACCGCTACTCAACTAACTCAACATCCTTTTGGTTTTCAAAGAGCAATTAAAGATTTATCATCTGAATGGCCATTCCAAGTCAACTATTTTCCATTAGACCCACTAGATCAAACATTTCACAACACAAGTGAACCATCTGATGACGTCAAAAGTCGGAGTCCTATGTTTATCGTGTTCGAAAACATAACAGCAGCCATCCCTTTTAGAATTAAAGTTACAACTGTTATAGAGTACTGCCCTACTCTAAGTTTTTGCTCATGGTCAAACACAGACTTCGGCTTTGATGCCCCACGTTCACTAGAAGTCGTAAAATCAATAGTATCCACTCAAGGGAAAGCAGCTGTCTCAGGAGCTATGGACAAACAGATTGGTAACTTACCTGATAAAACAAGTGGCGATAGCTTCCTTAGCTTTATCAAGAAAGCCGGGAGGGCCGTAAGTGTCTTTACCGATGAGCTTGGGGGTATCCCTAAACTTTTTGGTTCAGCCATTCGCGCGACTACTGAAATACTATAATAAAATACCTATATATAGTAAATAATATATACTTATAAAGCTCAGTTCATAAGCTTATTAGGTATAGCGGACAAACCATGTGAACTTTGTTCCGCAAGGGGAGGGACCCTTATCCAACCATCAGTGCAATGATTGTTGGATTCATCTATACAACCACTATTGTGATTGGAGTGTAGCTCTATCACTTTGCATACGAGTAGGGAGGTTTCGGTCGCCCTTTTATACTGGACTCGTCCCCCAGTACCGTTTGTTTAAAGTATTAACTACAACATGTCACTATTAGGCGTGTTTTGCACATTACTAAGCATAATCTAACCCCGATTATCTTAGCGCTGCTATACAGCGTTAACTTTTCTCTCAGGTTCGTAGCCTCCTCTCATGAGGGTAGAGAAAAGTCAACGAGCTTCCAGCGAAAACAAGAAAGCCCACAGCTCTATCGATCTTCTCTAGTCTGAGATCGATAGTTCTATTAGCAGACTGGAGTTCCTAGACTTCTTAACTAGGCGGTGAGAGCAACATCGCAAACAAATACAGATAGTTTTTATCACCTCGTCCGCTGGGCGCGTGAGCTAACTACTGGTTGTCGGAACGCCGTAACCGACTCTAAATAAATACGACGGGGATTTTGGTAACTTTTGTTCCTCA